ATGCTGAATTAAGATTAACACCTATCTTGCAACAACAAGGTAATCAAGTTTTAACAGCAATAACTCAAATGCGAAGTATGACAGAATTCGGTAAAGGATTAACCGAAGCTCAAAAAACTCAACAACGATCAATGGAATCTTCCGATAAAGCAATGGCAGGATTAAGACAATCGTTCCAAAGACTAGCAAATGCATTAATCACTGCGTTAGCACCAGCTATTGAATTTATATCTAAAGGATTTAATCTAGTTGCAGTTATGTTAGAAAAAATTACTAGAGGTGGAGATAATAGTTTATTAGGATTTGGATTAGCAATAGGTGGAGCAATTTTAGCCATAAAAGCATTAGGAGTTGCCGCGACAATGTTAAAAGGTACGTTTGGAATGTTAGGACGTATCGGTGGAATAGGTGGCAAAGGTGGCGGTGCGGCAATGGGATTAACAGGAGCAATGAGAGCCGCTGGTACACCTGGTGGAGCCGCTGGAGTAATAGGAGGTGGTGCGGCAATTGGTGCTGGTGTAGGCTTAATGGGATTATTAGGTGGTGCTGGTATTGGTGCTGGTTTATTTTTAACTGGAAAAGGTTTAGGAGTTGTAGCTGAAGGTTTAGAAAGAATTACAAAAATTAAAAAAGATGATTTATCTCAAATTGTATCCGATATTGGTAGCTTAACAACAACGTTTGTAGATTTAAATGCTAATTCTGCCAAATTTTCAAGCAATATGGCAACGTTTGCATCTACCATAAATGAAGCGGTAAAAGAACTTGACACACAACCAATTGTAGAGTATACTAAAAACTTAAAAGAACTTGGAAATGAAACTTTAAAAGTTAATTCAAAACTTGCATCTACAACAGCAGGCGCCGGGAAGGTTACAGGAGATAAGCTAGATACGTTAAATAGTACTATGAACGAGATCTTAATGGTATTGACAGACAATACGAAGTATGCTAGAATAATTTCAAAAAAGGATTTTGAAGGCAATTTAATGAAAACGGTTTAATATATGAGTTGGAAAAAATATTTTACGCAAGTACCAGTTAGAAATAATCAAACAGGACAGTTAAGCCCAGTTGGTAGTGCAACAGGAATGCCATCTGGTCCAGCAAAAACTAACTATTCATCTTTTTTACCTGATGTTTATAGTGGTGCACCTAACAGAATAGAGAGATACGGTCAATACAATGTAATGGATCTTGACTCTGAAGTTAATGCGGCTTTAGATATTTTAGCAGAATTTTGCTCACAACTAAACAAATCCAATGATGCTCCATTTATATTTCACTTTAAACAAAAAGCAACTAGCACAGAAATTCAAATTATAAAACAATACCTACAACAATGGTGTAAATTAAACAACTTTAACAAAAGAATGTTTAAAATATTAAGAAATGTATTCAAATATGGTGATTCATTTTTTATTAGAGACCCTGAAACTAAAAAATTGTTTCACGTTGACCCAGCAAAAGTTAGTAAAATAATTGTAAATGAAAGTACAGGTAAAGAACCTGAACAATATATTGTTAGAGATATTAATTTTAACTTTAAACATTTAGTTGCTACTACACCTTTTCAAACTACAGGTAATATTACTGGAGGAGGTAGTGGATATTTAACTGGTGGTGTTAGAGGAATGGTTGGAGCAAACTTCCAAGAGTCTTCAGGAACAAGATTTGCCCATGGACAAAGAGAAATTGCTGTAGATGCCTCACATATTTTACACTTATCATTAAGTGAAGGTTTAGATAATAACTTTCCATTTGGAAATAGCTTACTTGAATCAATATTCAAAGTTTACAAACAAAAAGAATTACTAGAAGATGCAATTATAATTTATAGAGTACAGAGAGCACCGGAAAGACGGGTATTCTATATTGACGTAGGTAATATGCCAAGTCACCTTGCAATGCAATTCGTTGAAAGAGTTAAGACTGAAATTCATCAACGAAGAATTCCATCAGCAACAGGTGGCGGGCAGAACGTCATTGATAGTGCATACAATCCTTTATCAATAAATGAGGATTATTTCTTCCCACAAACAGCTGAAGGAAGAGGATCTAAAGTAGAAACACTACCAGGTGGTACTAATTTAGGTGAAATAGACGATTTAAAATACTTTACAAACAAACTTGTAAGAGGTTTACGTATTCCTAGTTCATATTTGCCTACAGGTCCTGACGATAGTCAAGCACAACACAATGATGGCAGAGTAGGAACAGCATATATTCAAGAATTAAGATTTAACAAGTACTGTGAAAGACTACAAAATTTACTTTCAGATGATTTTAATCAAGAGTTTAAAAAATATCTATTAGAAAAAGGTGTTAATATAGATATAGCTATGTTTGATCTTAAATTTCAAACACCTATCAATTTTGCAAGTTATAGACAAGCAGAAGTAGACAATAGCAGAATAGCTACATATTCACAATTAACAAATATTCCTTTTATATCTAAAAGATATGCATTATCAAGATTTTTAGGTTTAACACCAGAAGAAATGGCTGAAAATGAAAGATTATGGCGTGAAGAAAACGATGCAGACGCACAAATTAAACCTACAGCTTCTTCAGGAGAGTTAAGAACACAAGGAATTAGTACAGCAGGTATAGAACAGGATTTAGCTGGAGCAGAAGCAGAGGCTGAACCTGAAGCACCTACAGGAGGAGCATCACCAACACCTCAACAAGGTGGAGCACCGGTAACACCACCAGGTGGAACTCCTACGCCAGGAGCATAAATATTGATACAATGATATTACGTGAACTATTTTATTTTGATAAAGACAGTATGCAACCAGTAGACATTAAAAACTACGATGCTGGAAGTGACGAATCTGTAATAAACATAGATGATACTAGAAAAACTAGACTATCTTTACGACAAATCAACAGAGCAAGAAAAGCCGGAGAGTTTCATAAGGAAGAACAATCAAAAGAATTAGAACTTGTGAGAACAATGTACGGTGCCGCTAATCAACCAGAGATGTAATCTATGTCCGTTGCTTTTGTATTAGGCAATGGTATCAGTAGAAAAGTAATTCCACTAGAACCATTAAAAGAAAAAGGTAAAATTTACGGGTGTAATGCCATATATAGAGATTACCCTGGCTTATGCAATCATATTGTTGCCGTAGATTCTAAAATGGTCTTTGAATTAGTTGAAAATAACATACCTAATAAAACTCCAGTTTGGACAAACCCTAATAGATCATATAAAAAGTTTCAACATTTAAATTTCTTTGAACCTAGTTTAGGTTGGAGCTCAGGTCCAACTGCTTTACACCTGGCTAGTATACATAGACACAAACTTATCTATATTTTAGGCTTTGATTTTATGGGTACACCCGAAGGTAAACATAACAACTTATACTCTGATAGTAAAAATTATAAAAAAAGCTCTGATGTTGCAACGTACCATGGTAATTGGAATAGACAATGTTGCATTATCTTACAAAAAAATCCTTCCAAAACTTATATTCGTGTAATTGCCGACCGAGCAGATCCTACATTTAAGGCTGTAGATCTTAAGAAATTTACAAATTATCATGAATTAAAAGTTTCTGAGTTCAAACAAAGATACAATCTATAAAATTTGTTCAAAAAAGGGCCTGTTGGGCCTATTTCGACTAAAAAATAACGATTTTGTGTAAATAAATGGACGGACAGTCTAGAATACACATAACAGGAGATAAAAATGTCAGATAAAAAAGAAAACACATCTGTAAAAGCTGAATCTGTGGAAGCCCCTAGTAAATTTGAGCAAATGCTTGAAAAACTAGTTGCTGATGACAGAGCAGGCGCGGATGATCTATTCCACGAAATCGTGGTAGAAAAATCAAGAAGCATTTACGAAGACCTATTGGAAGACGATATTAAAGAAATCGAAACTCCAGAGGCTAGTAAGGACGAAAAAACAGCTGAAGCTGTAACATCTGAAGATAAAAAAGAAGATGACAAAGCAGATGCTAAAGAAGAAGATACAAAAGAAGCTACAAAAGAAGACGACAAGGAAGAAAAAGTTGAAGAAGTTGCTAAAGAAGATGATAAAAAAGAAGAAGAAGTAACTAAAGAAACACTTGTTGACATACAGCCAGTTGAACAACCGGCTCCAGAAGTAGCATCAACACCAACTGCAGAAATAGGTGCTGACCCAACAGACGACATGGTCGGTGACATTGAAGTAGACGGTGACAAAGATAATGGCGACGAAGCGCCTTCAGATGGTGAAGACCTTGAAGATCGTGTAGTTGACTTAGAAGATGCAATCGACGAACTTAAAGCTGAATTTGACGCAATGATGTCAGATGGTGGCGATGCAGAAGCTCCAGCAGACGACGAAGCTGGTGATGACGCAGAAGGCGACGATGATGCAGAGGGAGAAGCAGAAGCTACTTCCGAACTTGCTGGCAAAGAGCAAGAAATAGAGCAACCAAAAGTTGAAAGTAAAACAGTTGAAGCAAAAGCTACAGCTACTCAATCACCAAGAGAAGAAATGAGAGAATATGTTAATAAAGTAACAGCATCTGATAAAGATGGTACTGATAATAGCAAATCTCCAGTTAACGCTGATGGTGGTAAAGGGCAAAAAGCTTCAGCGGAAGCTGTAAGTACTTCTACTTCTGAAGAAAAAGGTGGAAAGGCTCCTAAAGCAGGAGACTTATCTGGTGGAAACATCAACACACCTGGCTCTAAAGATGGTTCTAAATTAAAACCAGCAAAGGCTAATAAAGCTGACGGAACTGATAGTTCTGCTAAGAAATCAGCTATTGGCAGTTAATAATAAGAAAAAGTAGGACATAGTATTGATGATATCTTTACGTGAGACACTGACCTTCGACCAAGCAAAAATGGTTGTTGAGTCCAAAGATGAAAAGAGCGGGAAGTCCTTATATATGAAGGGCATTTGTATCCAAGGTGGCGTTAAAAACGCTAACCAACGGGTATATCCTGTTAGTGAAATCCAACGGGCTGTCAGTACACTCAACGATCAAATTGAAGGCGGATATTCAGTTCTAGGTGAAGTTGATCATCCTGAAGGTCTTACAATAAATTTGGACCGTGTGTCCCATATGTTATCAAGTATGTGGATGGACGGACCTAATGGTTATGGAAAACTAAAAGTATTACCAACGCCGATGGGAAAACTAGTAGAAACAATGCTTAACAGCGGAGTTAAATTAGGAGTCTCATCGCGTGGTAGTGGTAATGTTCAAGAAGACGGCATGGGACCTTATGGTTCAGGTGAAGTTAAAGATTTTGAAATAATTACCGTTGATATCGTAGCTCAACCAAGTGCTCCGGGAGCCTATCCAACTCCCATTTATGAACACTTGTTAAACCAAAGAGGTGGATATAAGGCTTTAAACATGGCAAGAGAAGGACAGGCAGAAAATTATTTAAAGGATTCGTTAATTAATATAATTAACAAACTCCAATAACATAAGGAGAAACATAATGTTAGATGCACTGAAATCACTTTTTGAGAACGACGCAATTTCAAAAGAGATCAGAGCGGAAATAGAGTCAGCATGGAACAAAAAGATTGATGAAAATCGTCTTGAAGTTACTGCGGAACTTAGAGAAGAGTTTGCAAAGAAATATGAGCACGATAAAGCAACATTAACTGATGCTGTAAATGCCATGGTTCAAGAAAAACTTGAAAAAGAGATCGCAGAGTTCGCCGATGACCGTAAACAACTTGCAGAGCAAAAAGCCAAGTATGCGGTTCATATGAAAGAACATTCAGATAATTTGAAAAAATTTGTTTTTGAACAACTTAAATCTGAAATTGCTGAATTACACGAAGACCAAAAAGTTATGGCAACTAATTTTGCTAAACTTGAGGATTTTGTGGTTGACGCTTTGTCTAAAGAAATCGCGGAATTCCACGAAGATAAGAAAGACGTTGCTGAAACAAAAGTACGTCTAATTCGTGAAGCAAAGGCACATTTTGAAAAAGTAAGACAAAACTTTATTAAGAAAGGCGCTGAAAAAGTATCGGAAGTAGTTGGTAAACACTTGAAAAAAGAAATAAGCCAATTAAAAGACGATATTGATGCATCACGTAAAAACGACTTTGGTCGTAGATTGTTTGAGGTTTATGCACAAGAATATACTAATTCATTCTTGAATAGCAAATCTGAAACATCTAAACTTTTAAAAGTTGTAGATTTAACTAAACAACAATTAGAAGACGCGAAGAAAACAGCTGATGAGAAGGAAAAGATAGTCGAGTCTAAACAATCAGAAATCGATGGTCTTAAAGAAAAAGCTGAAAGAGAATCTGTAGTTAATGAGTTAATTACTCCATTAAACACAGAACAAAAAGAAATAATGACGAATTTACTGGAGAGCGTAGAAACTGGAAAATTGCGTAAGCAATTTGACAAATATATGCCCGCTGTAATAAACGGTAGGACTCCAGCGAAAAAGGCAAGTTCAAATACAGGCACAGAAGTAACAGGCGATAAAATTTCAACAAACATTGGAAATGTGAGTCAATTCAATAGAAATATTGTAGATATAAAAAGACTCGCAGGAATCTAAAAAGGAGAAAAACACAATGTCAGAACTAACAGAAACTCGCTGGCAGGATACAAAGAGTGCGTTACTTGAAGGCCTTTCAGGCAATAAGAAGTCTGTAATGGAAGCAACTCTCGAAAATACTAGAAAGTATTTGGCAGAGGCGGCAACAGCTGGAGCAACTTCGGCTGGTAACGTGGCTACTTTAAACAGAGTGATCCTACCGGTGATTAGACGGGTTATGCCGACTGTAATAGCTAACGAATTGGTTGGAGTTCAACCAATGACTGGCCCAGTTGGTCAAATCCACACACTCAGAGTTAGATATGCTGATGCCAACAACGCAACAGGTAGCGATAATGACGTTACTGCAGGCGAAGAGGCATTATCACCATTCAAAATAGGTCAAGCCTATTCTGGAGACAAAACTGCTGGAAAAGGTGGCGGAACAGCCGGCTTAGAAGGTACAGGTGGTAACAGACTATCAATTCAAATCTTGAAACAGGTTGTAGAAGCCAAAACTAGAAAACTATCAGCTAGATGGACTTTTGAATCTGCTCAAGATGCTCAAGCACAGCAAGGTGTTGATGTAGAAGCAGAAATCATGGCGGCATTAGCTCAAGAGATTACTGCTGAGATAGATCAAGAAGTGATCAACTCTCTAAGATCATTAGCTCCAACCGAAGAAGCATATGACCAAGCGGCTGTATCAGGAACTGCTACATTCGTAGGTGATGAACACGCGGCTTTGGCTGTGATGATAAACAGAGTAGCAAACAAGATAGCTCAACGTACAAGACGTGGTGCTGGTAACTGGACTGTAGTAAGCCCTCACGCTTTAACAGTTCTTCAATCAGCAACAACTTCAGCGTT